GTTGTCTAATCGAGCAGCCGGCTATCAGAAGTCCCAGCAGTATTACGACGGAGATCACCGTCCGATCGTCGCGACGGATATGTACCAAAGCGTTTTCGGCACATACCTGAAAACTTTCACCTATAACCGCTGCCGGACGATTGTCGATGCGCACACCGACCGGTTGAAGATCATGGGGTTTGCGGACGAAGCGGGCCGTGAGGAGATCGCCGATCGCGCCGCCGAGATCTGGAACCGGAACCGGATGGACCGCTACCAGATCGAGATCGAGACCGAGGCGCTCGTGCTCGGCGCCGCCTTCGCGATCGTCTGGCCGGATGACGACAACTTCCCGCGCATCTACCCGCAGCGCGGCGACCGGATGATGATCCGGTGGTCGGACGATGACCCGCGCAAGATCGCGGTGGCGGCGAAGATCTGGATGCCGGTCGCGGTCGATTCCGAGAAGCCGAAGTGGCACCTCAATCTCTACTACCCGGATCGCCTTGAGAAATACATCGCCGTGCAGAGTGGCGATCACCTGAGCACGAAGCCAACCGGCTGGGAACCGCGGGAGGACGACGGCGATGCGGGTATCTGGCCCGTTCGATACCCGTGGGGAGAAGGGATTCCCGTCTTCCCGTTCCTGAACCGGGCCCGGCTCGGTGGTTGGGGCATCAGCGAGCTCGCCGACATCATTCCGCTCCAGAACATGATCAACAAGAGCCTGGTCGATATGGCGGTGGCGGGCGAGTTCACCAGCTTCCCGCAACGGTGGGTGGTCGGCGCCGAACCCAATTACGACGCCGAGACCGGCCAGTTGGTCAACCCGTTCGAATCCGGCCCGAACAAGCTTTGGATGGTTCCAGGTGACGCCGATGGCGCAACGCCTTCGTTCGGGCAGTTCGAGCCCGGCGACATCACGCAATACACCCAGCAGCAGGAAAGCCTCGACAAGCAGATGGCTCGCGTGTCGGCTGTGCCGGCGCACTACCTGGGCATGAGCGGCGACTTTCCGAGCGGCGAGAGCCTGAAGACGGCTGAAGCCCCGTTCACCCGCAAGATCGAGAAGCTGCAGACGGCCCGCGGAAACGACTGGATCGATCTGATGCACTTCGCGCTGGGCCTGACGGGCCTCGAACTCAAGGACGTTGAACTCGAAGCGATCTGGGAGCCGGCGGAGCCACGATCGGACATCGACTTCTGGAATACCGCCACGCTTAAGCTCAACGCCGGCGTGCCCGAAGAGCAGGTGTGGGAGGAAGCCGGCTACACGGTCGAACAGATCGCCGAGTGGAAGGCCGCGGCGAAGCAGCGTGAAGTGGAGATGGCTCGCCAGCTGCAACGCCGGCTGAACGATCAGCCACCGGACGATGAGGAAGACGACGCCGGGGCAGACCCGGCGGTTCCCCGCCAGGCTAGCTAATGACAGACACGGCGCGGTTCGAGGCTCGCGTCACCCGGGCCGTGCGCAAATACCGGCGCGAGCTGATCGGGCGCGATCATGAGGCGCAGAAGCGGTTCGCCCTGCAGCTGCGTGAGGCGCATCAGGCGCTCCTTCGCGAACTCGAGGCGGCGCGGCAGGATGTCGAATCAGCCCGTGATCGCGGAGTAAACGAGAACACGTTTCGCCTGCAACGGGCGCTCGATCTGGCGCAGCAAGCTGAGGCGTTGCTCCAGCAGTACGCGCAAAACGGCACGTCCTACATCGCCCAGCAACAGCGCGAGGTTGCGCAGACGGCATACCAGGCGGCGCGGGAGTTCATCGACACCACGAACCCGCCACCGCCGAATTTCCCGAACGCGAGCAGCTTCATGACGTTTCCGCAAGAGGCGCTCGAAGTCATCACGGCCGCCACCTCGAGCGGTCCGGTGTACGAGCTCCTGAACCGCTACGGCGCCGATGCTGCGAAGGCCGCGGGACGTGTCCTGACGCAAGCGATCGTCCTGGGCACGCACTCCGATGTCGTCGGCCGCCAGTTGAGCAATGAGTTGGCCGTGCCGCTCTGGAAGGGCGCGCAAATCGCCCGCACGGAGATCAACCGGGCCTACCAGGAGTCGCTACGAGAGACGTGGCGCGAGAACAAGCACATCACGCCGAAGTGGATCTGGCGATCGGGCCGCACCTCGAGCACCTGCGCGGTCTGCTGGGCGATGGATGGCACCGAACACGACGTTGATGAGCCGATGGGCTCGCACCCGTCATGCCGGTGCTCGATGGTTCCTGCGACGGTCTCGTGGGACGATCTGGCCGCTCAGTTCGGGATCGAGATGCCGGACGGCGACTTCGATCCACCGCGAGAGCCAACCGGCCCGGAAGCGTTCGATCAGCTGCCAGAGTCCGACCAGCGGGCCGTGCTTGGGTCGGGCAAGTTCAAAGCCTACGCGGCCGGCGAGATCAGGCTTGAGGATCTGGTTACTGAACGCCAGTCCGAAGACTGGGGCGTAAGCCGCAGTGAGGGCAGCCTAAGGCGGGCGATAGAACTCGCCGAGATCCGGGCGGGAGGATCGAGCTCGAGCGGTAGCGCCGCGCCGGCTCGATCGACCGAAGAGACGGTTGGAGAAACCCTGAACCGCGTCGAACAGTCGATCTGGCGGGACACGGGTGAATCCGGGTTCATCGTCGATCCTGACACCGGCGAGCAGGTGATGAAGTTGAGTAGCGGCGAGAAGTACCGGATCGAGCTCTCCGATGACGACATACGGGCGATGAGCGGGAAGATCTTCACGCACAATCACCCGCGCGGGTGGGAAGAGCCGGAAGGCACCCTGAAGCGAAATGGCAACAGCTTTTCAATCCCGGACCTGTACACCTCGATCCTTGCTGAGGTGGCGGAGATGCGTGCGGTCACCCCGACGCGAATCTTCTCGCTGCGACCGGGCCCGGACGGATGGAACCCGTTCCGGCTGCAGATGCCCCCGTTGGGACAAGTCGGTGGCCCGGATGAGGTCGCGGATACGCTCAGACGAATGGATGCCTTGGTGAGACAGGAACAGATGCAGCTCATCTTGTACGGCAAACTCACAACCGAACAGGCCGAGAATAATCACGCGCACCTGGTTACCAAACGCCTCGCCGAACGCTGGGGGCTCGATTATCGAATCTTGCCGCTGACATGGGAGGAAGCATGAGACCGATCAAGCTCGATGACGAATCCGAGATCCCCTTGTACTCCCCGGTCTGCAGTTTCTGCCGGCGACTGCGTGACTACGGCGCCGGTCGCACGTGCGATGCGTTCCCCGACGGCATTCCCCTCGAGATCTGGACCGGCGAAAACGATCATCGTGAGCCATTTCCCGGCGATCACGGATTGCAGTTCACTCCCTACTCGAATGCAAAGGAACGCGAATAGCCCCATTCCCCGCCTAAGTCCCGTGCCGGACTACGGCTGTTATTGACTTGCGATGTTTTACGTCCGATAATGACACTCAACGGTGCTACAGTGGTTTTATCGCGGGGAGTGATTCTCCACCTGGAGTGATTCCGGGGATTGCCACCAAAGCCGGGGAGCGATTCCCCAAGCCGATCGAATCCCAAGGAGCTTTAAACCCAATGCCGATGCTGCCTAACGGTGTTTCGCAGTCCGACTTCGATGCGTTCGTGGCTCGTTACGGCGTCCCTCCCTACATCGGGGGTGGATCCGGAGAAGGCGAGGGCGAAGGCGACAGCGGAGCCGGCGACGCCAATAAAAGCGGCGGTGAAGGCGCCGGGGCCGGAGACGACGGCGATAAGGACGCCGCGGCGAAGGCCTTGCGGGCAGAGCGCAAACGCGCCGATGCCGCCGAGAAGCGCCTGAAGGAGATCGAGGACCGTGACAAGTCCGAGCTTCAGAAAGCCCAGGAGCGGGCCGAGGCAGCGGAAAAGCTCGCCAACGAAACAACTGTTCGCATTCGTGAGCTGGCGGCGAAGGACGTGATCCGGGACGCGGCGATCGAGGCGGGCGGAAAACGGCCGGCGGCGATCTTCGAGCTCGTCAAGGGCAAGCTCGCCTACGCCGAAGACGGATCGATCTCGAATGTGAAGGACGTCATCGCCCAGGCGAAGAAGGACGTACCGGAGCTCTTCGGAATTTCCGCCAACGGCAACGCCGGGCAAGGCAATGCCGGCCAGGGCGCCGCAGGCGGAGCGCCGGCGAATGACATGAACGCGCTGATTCGGCGAGCGGCCGGGCAGGGCGGCACCAACTAGCTGACCGGCGATTGTCGCCGGTCCCACGGAGGAACGTACGGCGATGATTGATCGGACAGGCGCAAGCGCGCTGATTCCAGAAGAGGTCTCGAACATTCTCCTGAGGGACATCTCCGCGGCCAGCGCCGCGCTCTCCCTCTTCCGTCAGATCCCGATGGGCACCAAGATCAACCGCCTGCCGATTCTTGCGGCGCTGCCCGCGGCCTACTGGGTCGATGGCGATACGGGACTCAAGGGCGTGACCAAGGCCGAATGGGGCAACAAGTACCTGACGGCTGAGGAGATCGCGACGATCGTCCCGATCCCGGAAGCACTCCTCGACGACACCAGCTACGACATCTGGGGCGCGGTCCGACCGCTGATGGCTTCCGCGATCGCCCGCAAGCTCGACGCCGCTGTGTTCTTCAGCGAAGACAAGCCGGCTTCCTTCCCGACCGGGATCATCCCTGAGGCGATTGCGCGCAGTCACGAGGTGGCGCGCGGCACCAATGCCGCTGAAGAGGGCGGGGTTGCGCAGGACATCAGCGATGCGTTCTCACTCGTAGAGGCTGACGGCTTCGCGGTGAGCGGCATCATCGCCAACCAGCGCTACAAGGGTCTGCTTCGCGGAGCTCGCGATGCCAACGGCGTGCTGCTGAACGAAGTCACCCCGAACAGCGCCTACGGCGTGAACATCCAGTATCCGATGCAGGGTCTGTGGCCGACGGCAGCTGAGACGGCCGAGCTGCTCGCCGGCGACTTCAGCCACGGCATTCTCGGAACCCGCCAGGACATCACCTACAAGCTGCTCGATCAGGCAACGCTCTACGACGAGAACGGCGACGTGCTCTACGCGCTGGCCCAGCAGGACATGGTGGCGCTGCGCGTCGTGGCCCGGTACGGCTTCCAGGTCGACAACACCATCACCTACGCCAACACCAACGA